CTGAGCCTGGCATTCTGTTCTGGGATCGTATTCGTGATTGGAATCTTCTCAGTGAAGATGAGGAATTCGAGTATGCTGGAACAAATCCCTGCGCAGAAGAGCCCCTGCCTGCTGGCGGTAGTTGTCTTCTCGGTAGTCTGAATCTCGCGGAGTTTGTCACACCTTTTGGCGAATTTGACTATGAGGAGTTTAAACACGCTGTAATGGTCGCTGTGACGGCTCTGAATGAAGTTTTGGACGAAGGTATGCCTCTGCACCCTCTTCAGGAGCAACGCGATTCTGTGCGTGACTGGCGGCAAATCGGACTTGGTATCTTCGGTCTTGCTGACATGCTGATCAAGATGGGTATTAAGTATGGCTCTGATAGATCCTTGATTATTTGCGACAAGATCGGGTTCAATATGGCTAACCAGGCTATCCGCACTTCTGCAATGCTTGCTAGTGCTGGCGGTCCGTATCCGAAATATAAGCATTTGCCAGTGGTTAATTCCGGCTTCTATTGCCATAACACTGACTATACTACTAGCGAAGTTGTCAATCAGTACGGTCTTCGCAACTCCCAGCTTATGACTATCGCTCCTACCGGTTCTCTGTCTACTATGCTCGGTGTGTCTGGTGGTATCGAGCCTATCTTCGCAAATTACTACGAACGTAAGACTGAATCCCTACATGGACATGACGAGTACTATAAGATCTACACTCCCATCGTAAAGAAGTATATGGAAGAGTATGATATCGATAATGTAGAGGATCTGCCTGATTTCTTCGTTACCGCGAGAGACATTAATTATAAAGAACGTATCGAAATGCAGGCCACTTGGCAAAATCATATCGACGCTTCTATCAGCTCTACTATTAATCTTCCTAATGATATTTCTATCGAACAGGTAGAAGATCTGTATAGATACGCTTGGGGGCGATGCCTCAAAGGCGTCACCATCTTCCGTGAAGGCTGTCAACGGACGGCTGTGCTGTCAACGGACACTGAACAGAAGAATGATATTCCCGAGTATTCGGGTCCTGTCTGTCTCAATCGAGGAATCATCATTAAGGCTAACGACACTTGTGTAGGGAAGAAACGGACGCTGCATACTGGCTGCGGTACTCTGCATTGTGAGGCGTTCTTTGAGCCTACTACTGGCGAACTGCGAGAAGTATATTTGAATAAGGGCTCCACCGGTGGTTGTAATAACTTTATGGTGGGTCTTAGTCGAATGATCTCTCTGGCAGCTCGTGGCGGTGTGAGTATCGATGATATTCTGGACCAGCTTGGTTCCTCTGGTACTTGTCCGTCCTATGCGGTACGTACTGGTATTAGGCATGACACTTCTAAGGGCTCTAGCTGTCCTGTGGCGGTTGGGAACGCTCTTAAGGAGATGTATGAGGAGATGCAGGTGGAAGTTGGTAAGCGCGAGTGGCTGTCTGAGACGGTTCTATCTAATCTGTTTGAGCCTGACACCGTACCGCCTATGGTAGTCGCAACTAATCCCGTATGCCCTGAGTGTGGCGGCAACCTTGTATTCGAAGGTGGCTGCAACACCTGTAAGGATTGTGGTTGGAGTAAGTGTGATTAAGGTTCGCGAATCTTACAACTCCTATAATGAAAGGAGTGGATTAACATGCTTAAAAACATTTATAAGTATGTGTTGAAAAAGCTACATGATTTTCACCTTGATATGTCTGATTATTACTACGGAAAAATGGATGAATATGGTTCCGAGAATAATGACTATTATGGTGTGAAGGTAGCGAAGCACACACGCAAATGTTTGAAGATCATGGAGAAACTCGTAGCAATGGAAGAGTTCTAGTTTTAGGACTCTTCTCTTTTTCTTTCGCGAAAAATGCAAACCACTTTATGAGAATGTTTAAATCATAAGGAGGGTTTAGTATGAAAATTACTATCACGATTGAAATGGACAAAAACGATCTCGAGATTAAGGAGAAGGAAACTGAAAGGAAACCTGTCAATAAAGCCAGCGAATACGCACGGTTTTTTGATGAGGGGTGTTTTGGATGGAGTAAAGAGCCAGAAATGAATTGTTACTATTTGAGGAGCACAGAAAATCATGCTAATGCTCGTCTTAAAGCAAATGGATATTTGTTTCTGAATGACGTTTACGACATGCTTGGAATTCCCAGAACAAAAGCCGGTCAAAGAATTGGCTGGATATATGACAAGGATAATCCTGTCGGTGATAATTATGTCGACTTTGGTCTCAACGATTCGAGTTCTGCCGATTTCGTGAATGGTCGAAGTAATGTCGTACTACTGGACTTCAATGTCGATGGAGACATTTTAGACAGAATTGGAGAAGGGTCCTAATTGGGCTCTTCTCTTTTTATTTTTGAAAGGAGAGAAATATGAAAAGTCACGAACTCAAGGACATCCAGCTCTTCGAAGAAAATGGGCAGTATTATCTTAAGCTCAAATATATTATCGAGCGTGATAATCGTGTTGAGGAACTTGAGATTCCTAAAGTGAAGATTCCTTTTAACGAACGGTATTATCCGGAAATACAAACCGAGTATCATCCGTGGTCCACGCTGAATAAATGTATTTTATCGGTTGGTTGTAGACAGCCTTTGGATATTCTTCCAGGAGATACTCCGGAAGCGAAGGATACCTTCTATGTCACAAGAGTCATAGAAGAAAAACCGGTTGAAATGTCTGTATCCGAAATCGAGAAGAAGCTCGGTTATAAGATTAAGATCGTTAACAAGGATTGAAAGGAGAGTACTAATGCTTATTGTAGTTTTGGGAATTGCTATGGTTGTTAGCTTCATAATCTATTTGTACGCTAGTGATAAATGTATAGATATTCTCGAGGGTTTTGGAATTGTGTTTTCTATACTATTTTTTAGTGCTTTTATAGTATCGGTAGCCGCTATCCCCTTCTGTCACATAGGCATTGATGGCAAGATTGCTAGTTACGAGGCTCGGTATGAATCTCTAGTCTACCAGTATGAGAACGATATTTACGATAACGACAATGATATCGGCAAGCGTGATCTTATGGAGGATATCGAGGCATGGAATACGGAGCTTGCTAGTAAGAAAACCAATCATGACGATCTCTGGATTGGTATTTATATTCCTAATATTTACGATCAGTTTGAGTTTATTGAGTTGAAAGGAGAGTAACATGGTTGACGTAAAGGAATTATATTCCGAAGAAGAATATATAAGTCGTTACAGCGGTAAATATACCGAGCTTTACGATTATGATCCTATGATCAACGCTTTCGGCAGAGTGGCGGTTAGAGTGGATACGGATGATTATAGTGGCGACACTTATATTCTCTACGACAACGGCAACAAGATCGGTCACCTGATATTCGGTTGGGGCTCTTGCTCTGGTTGCGATCCTCTTCAGCACTGCGAATCTATTGAAGAGGTTCAGGAGCTTTGCGATAAACTTGAGAATAGTATTGAGTGGTTTGGCAGTAAGGAAGAAGCTCTTAACTGGTTCGAAAACCATGACTGGAAAGGTAATTGGTGCTGGTTCTATAAAGAATGTAGGGAGTATATAGAAAAAGCTATGGAATATTTGAAAGGAGAAAACTAATGCTTACTATTGAAAGATTTTGCACCGCGTCCCCTGAACAGATGGAGTTCATTATTGACGGCATGCGTAACCCTATGAATAGCTGGGATATGAGTGATAGTTATATTACTCATATCGAAAACCAGACTACGGCTAACACTGCTGACTTTGCTTTCCATCTTGGTGAGAATGACGAGAAGCTTATGCGACAGCTTGCTGCTGGTGGTCCGGTGCATGCTAAATATCGGCGTATGATGCCTGTGTGGGTTGATATTGTCGCTCCTCTATATTGGTACAAGGAGTTCGATACTTATAAGATCGGTACGGTAAACAACAGTTGTAGCACTATGCATAAGATCCATGCGAAGGAGTTTACCTTTGATGACTTCAGTTGTGAACATCTGTTTGAGGATGATGAGCCGCTGGAGTTTATGTGTGACGGTGTTGAGAACTGGTATTCGAAGAATATTCTGGCGGCGACTATCTGTACTCTTAATACCTTTAGACAGAAGTATCTCAACTATCTCAAGCAGCCTACTAAGGATCTGAATGCTAAGGCCAAATATGTTAAGAAACTTTGGTGGCAGCTTATCCAGCTTCTCCCGAGTTCTTATAATCAGAAGCGTACGTACATGCTGAACTACGAAGTTCTGTACAATATGTATCACTCTCGTAGACATCATAAGCTCGATGAGTGGCATGTGCTTTGCGATTGGATTGAGAAGTTGCCTTATAGCTATCTGATTACTGGCGAAGCCGAGAATGACGCGGTTAGCGTCTGAAATATGAAGGATGAGGAAGATACCGATGACTGAGCAAGAATTGTTTCGCGGTTTCTGTGCTTTACCACTTATTCCGAAAAATGATGATGAAAAAAGACAGGAACTGATCGACAAGCTTCATAAGATCATTAAGGATCTTGAGAATGGTTACGTCGGTTTTATGTATCTGTATGATGAACTTTGTTAAGGAGAACGAAAAATGAAAAAGATTCCTACCCTGTTCACTCGCATTTTTGAAGGCCGTAAGATTGTTGGTATCAAGGATGAGATTACTCCTGGTTGTGAAGAAGCTTTTAAGTATGGTCGGGCGACAATTAAAGTCGATGGATCTTGTTGCGCGATTATTAATGGTGAGTTTTACAAGAGATATGACGCTAAGAAAGGTAAGAAACCTCCTGAGGGAGCCATTCCTTGTTGCGATCCCGATCCTGTAACAGGTCATTGGCCTCATTGGGTTAGGGTCGATCCGAATAATCCTGCCGACAAGTGGTTTGATCAGGCTAGAAACTCTAGATATACTACGATATTTACGGACGGTACGTACGAAGCAGTCGGTAAGCATTTTAATGGTAATCCATATAATTTGGATTTCGATTATCTTGTACCGCATGGTAAACAAAACGTATATGTTGAACGAGATTTCGAATCTATTTCTGAATGGCTTAATACACATGAGTCCGAAGGTATCGTCTTCTGGCTTAATGACGAACCGGTATGCAAGATTAAACGAACTGACTTTGGTTACGAATGGCCGATTAAAAAGGAGTAAAGATGTATTTATTCGAGTACATAAACCGTCCGGAATCTGGGACATGGGTACCACGATACGAAATTATTCATGCTTTCAATGCAAATGAAGCTCTGATACAATTCTACGAATCTAGAGATAGTGTTCATAGTATCGATCTTGATCAATTTGCTAAAATCATCAGATATTTTTCTGTCGAAGAGGGTGTTAGACTATTTAACTCGATCCAAATTACATACGAGATTCATAAAATTTATTCTATAAGTCAAGAAATATATAATTCTAATAAGGAGAACGAAAAATGAAAAAATCTACTATCGCTATTATCGGGTTTATTCTTACCGTCATCGCAGTCTTCGGAATTAGTTGGTTTGTCACTTGTGGCATTGTTAATCTGCTTTCCTGGTGCTTCGGTTTCACGTTTACCTGGAAGCTGGCTACTGGCGTCTGGGTTATTTGGCTTGTCTTGGCGGGACTCTTCGGTAAGAAACGTACGGTGAAGGTGGAGGAGTGATGGTGAATATTTTTCTTATATTTTATGTCCTGCTCGGTTTATTCCTTATGTTCATATTATTTAAAAACAAAAATACATTTGATAAACATATGAACATTACCAATGCTATTCATACATATAATCGGCTCTGTATAAAGAGACACGACTATATTGCGATGATTGATTATAAAGTCGTAGAAGACTATGATACTACTCTTTTTCGTCTCTGGGACTGGGGCTACAAGCGTATGGTTCCTAAGGATATTTACGAACTGATTAAGGAGTATATTTGATGGAGAATATAGGTACTCTGTTAGTTCTATTATACATGTTAATCGTATTTAGGTATTTTGTCACATTAATTAATCGTGCTCGAATAGAAGACGCTATCCTCGGATACGACGTAAGTTTAATAGAAAAACCACTTGGTCATAAGTTTATAAACCCATTAGAAGTCATGGAGCCCGAATATAAAACTTTTTTGCGTATTTGGGATTGGGGATGTAAACGTATAGTGGATAAGGAAATATACGAACTTGTAAAGGGTTATAAATTGTATGATTGATACTAAACTAATATTTATTCTATGTTTTATGGAGGATTAAGATGATTAAGTTTAAGACGTTTCATGCTATCACTAATGACGATCTTAATGTTGCTTTTCAAGCTAATGAATGGGTCGCAAAGCATCCTTATATATCAGTTATAGACATGTCTTATAATTCGCAAATCAATCCGCTGACCATGAGTGTACAGGAATCACTTTGCATTATGTATGATGATTGGGGAGAAGATGTAGATGATTAAAGGAGAAAAAAAATGAAAAAGATTATTGTTATTTGTATGGTTCTGGCTATGATGTTCACCATGATTGCATGCCTGCCTATTCAGGATAGCGGCTCCCGAGAAGATGTCGCAGCTACGATGGCTGTGGCTAGTGAGCTTCAGGAAAATCAGCCTACCCCTACTGATATCGATTATTCTCTTGAGAGGTATAACCTTATTCGTAGAGCGTATTGGGTAAATGGCCAGCGTGAAAAGTCTGCATCTGTTGTATGCCAGATCGAGAAGCCTCTTGGATATATTGTCCTGTTTACTGAGAGCGGCAGCGTTGTCGGGCGGTTCGTTGTTGATGGTAAGGTGTCTAGTCTGAATAGTTTCCTTACTCCTGATAGCGAATATTATTCTGGCGAAGCCAGGGCGATTAATACTACGAATCTGAGCGGTGATACTAGCGTTAGTAGCTATACACACGTAAACAATTGGATCGCTGACGTAGACGGCTCTTACGGTGAAAACGACAACGGCATCTTCTTCTTTACTCCCGATGGTAAGTACGTTGAGTGGACTGGCACTTATTTGTATTCTGATATTCCGTTTGAAATTACCGATCCTGTTGTGAAGATTGGAGAGTAAAATGAAAAAGTTTTTTATTGTCGTTCTTTGTGTACTCCTAGCTATCGGTATCAGCGCTTGTAATATCGCTTCCCGTTGGTTTAATACCGGTTTTGGAAACGCCGTCGATTATGTCGACCAGAAGATTGACGATGCTACAAACTATGACACTCGTAAGGAAGTCGAAGATAGCTGTCGAGCTATGGTGTCTTCTTACGAAGCGGATAAACTTACTTGGGAGCAGTACAACGGCAGCGATAATAGCGAACAGCAGTCCTGGGCAGATCAGGCGAAGATGCGAGCTAATCGCACGGCTTCTACCTACAATAATTATATTCTGAAAAACTCTTACGTATGGGATGGTAATATTCCTAGCGATATTATGAGTAAGCTCGAATACATAGAATAAAAGGAGAGAAAAAAAATGCTTGTTAATGACTATCAGCGTGCAGCGCTTAAGACTGCTAATCCTAATCTGAGTAATTTCGGGCTTCTTGAGAATGGCATCATGGGTCTTAATGGCGAGGCTGGCGAATGCATTGATATTATCAAGAAGCATAGGTTCCAGGGCCATCCTCTGAATCAGGAGCATATCGCTAAGGAGCTGGGGGATATTGCTTGGTATCTGGCTATTTCTGCTGAGGCTCTGGGATATGATCTCGAACATATTCTTCAGATGAATCTCGACAAGCTCGCTAAGCGTTATCCTGAGGGATTCGATAGTGAGCGGAGTCTGCATCGGGAGAAGAATGATATTTAATTAAAGGAGAAAAAATATGCTGCTTACATATCAAAAGAAATTGAATGGGAGAAGTATCGGCGTGGTGTTCGGTTCTTTCGCGCCTTTACATCAGGGTCATCTCGATTTGATAATGAGAGCAAAAAAGGAAAACGACGGTGGTTGTATTGTAATCGTGTGCGGTTATGACGGGGATAAAGGAGAGCCTCTAATGCCTCATAGTAAACGTTATCGATACGTACGTGAATTCTTTGCAGATGATGAACTCGTGGCAGTATACGCGATAAACGATACCGAAAGTAGTCGGGCTCAGTATCCTGACGGCTGGGTTAGCTGGATGGAAGAGTTCGAAGATATTTGGAAAAAAGCGGTTATTCCAAGAGGACGATGCTATGACGAGGTATACTACCCCGAACGAGTCTGGTATGTTGGTGATGAAAACTACTACAATGACCTCATTAATATGTGGAACGAAAAAGCAGTTCTCGTCGATCGAGTAGCAGACAATCCTATCTCCGCTACAATGATTCGTCAGAACCCTATCAAACATTGGGATAAGATCGCTACTCCTTTCCGAAGAATTTTCAGTCATAACATCCTCGTCACTGGCACTGCTTCCGAAGGTAAGTCTATTCTTGTGAATGATCTCGGAAAGTATTTCAATGCCCCTCATAGTTGGGAGTGGCCTCGAGATTATATGGAAGAAAGCGGTGTTAGTGACTGGGAACTCGACGGGGCAGACTTTATCGCGTTTCTTGAAGGTCAGTATAACCTCAATAAAAAGCTTATCAATTCTCCTGCAAATCATGGTGTGTTCTTCGCCGACAGTGATTCCATGACGACACGTATGTACGCCGAAATGTACGCTAAGGATGATAAATTCACTATGACTATGGAAGAATTCGATAAGGTTGCTGTCGTTGCAGACGAACTTACCAGAAAGTCTCGATGGGATAAAATTTTTCTCGTAGCTCCTCATGGCATATTCGTGGATGATCATTCTCGCTATATGGGACATGCTGATTTGAAGGAGCGAAAGGAGCTCTTTGATATTCTTTGCGAAGACATTAAGCGAACGGGTAATTGGGATAAGGTTACTATTCTTTGTGGCAATTATTATGAAAACTTTATGGTCATTGTTAATTATGTAAAGGAGATTATGAATAATGGACGCAATTAAGAATTGGACTCTGAAGCATTTCTGGACCGGCTATAACACTTTCGAAAAACTGTTCCTGTTGTTCGGCGTACTTTTGCAAATTGTTGTGTTCATGATTATTCCCGACACGCCTCTGAATATTATTGCCGGTTTGGCCGGAGTGGTATCGGTGGTTATGTGCGCTAAAGGACGTACGATGTTTTACTTTGTAGGCTTTATTCAGACGTGCACATATTTGGTCCTAGCTTGGCAGAATAATTTCTATGGCGAAGTTCTTGAGAATCTCTTTTACTTTGTAACTATGATTTGGGGAATCTTCGTTTGGAAGAAAAATGAGGTTAAGAACGAAGACGGCACAGAAGATGTTTTGGCTAAGGTGTTTACCCCTTCTCAGTGGTTTTGGTCTATTTTCTGTACAATTGTCGCTACTATTGTTATGGGATATTGGCTGAATAGTATCGGTAGTGCTCAGGCGTATACGGACGCTGCTACGAATGTTATGGCTATTTTTGCTCAGCTTCTTATGGTACGTCGTTATCGTGAGCAGTGGGTTTGGTGGCTGGTTATTGACGTGTTCTGCATTAAGCTGTGGTTTGTTGCTGGTAACTGGTCTATGGTCGCTATGTATATTTTCTGGACTGCTAATACTATTTACGGGTTTATTAACTGGAGTAAGCTTAATAAGATTCAGAATGATATTTAATTGAAAGAAATCGTATGATGTGTATCAAATTT